CTCAGCTGCACCATTTTCGGTGAACACTGCCATCGTTTCATCAACACTAGCACCACCTAGTTCAATTCTACTAGCATATATCTGTAAATCACCCGTTCCATTTTCTCTTAATATTGTATTACTACCGTCATGCGAGATAGAGAAGTCAGAAGATGTTCCAACTCTAATTGCTGCACCATCATTGAATACTAAAGCACTTTCAGACTGATCATATGTGATGTCATTTGTGCCGTTAAAGACAACATCTTTAGAAAAATCTACCGTTCCGTCTACATTAAGTGCACCAGCAAACGTTGATAACCCAGTAACATTAAGATTAGTTACTGTTGCTACTCCACTTACAACTAAATCAGTTGCACCAATACCACCTCTTGATCCTCTTGCTACACCCACATGGAGGTCATAGCCAGGAACGGTGGTTCCTATACCTACTTTATTTGTA